GAACTGCTAGTGCCGCAGTCGTAAGCTACGGCGTAATGAACGCTTCGGTCGTATGTACGTGAGGAGACGTAATGAGTGCTGATGCAGCGGACGCCGGAACGGCGAATGGTGCTGTGCCCGGAACGGGCGATGGCGATACCGGGCTGCCTGAGGGCCAGCTCGAAGGTGAGGGGCAGGCGCAAGGCCAGGAGGGCGAAACGCCTGACCCGGCTACCGAACTCGCTCACTGGAAGGAGATGGCGCGGAAGCACGAGAAGCGCGCCAAGGAGAACGCCACAGCAGCGGCGAGATTGAAGCAAATCGACCAGGCCAATATGTCCGAGGTCGAAAAGGCTCAGGCAGCACAGCGCGATGCGGAACGCGAGCGCGACGAGGCACGCGACATGCATGCCAGGATGATGGCTGCCGCGGCCAACGACCTACCAGTAGAACTCATTGATTTCCTTGGCACCGGAACGGAAGAGGAAATTGGTGAGCGAGCGGAGCTACTCGCCAGCAGCATCGAAGAGACCGCTCAGGCGATAGCGGAACAATTGCTAAACGATAAGATCGCGTCAGGCGAACTTATCGTCGCAAACGGCAACGGCCGGAACGGCCAGCCTCAAGTCGTACCGGGTCGCCCGGTCGAATCCCTGCGGGCTGGATCAGCCCCCGCCGGAACGGCGCCAGCTACGCAAGAGCAATGGTTCCGCCAGCTGATACAAGGATCATAGCGTCGCAGTAAAGACTGCGGCGGGGAAGGCCACTAGATGGCGATTTATAATGAAGGAGTCGTCCGAACTCAGGGCGCTCCCGACCCTCTCGTGCCGCAGCCTCTGGCGACGGCCATTATCCAGGAGGCACCGAAGAACTCGGCGGCTCTCCAGCTCATGAACAGGACGACCCTGTCATCGAAGACCCAGCGCATGCCAGTGCTCGACGTGCTGCCCATGGCGTACTGGGTCGGCGGCGACACCGGCATGAAGCAGACGACTCAGCAGGCATGGAAGAACGTCGTCATGGTCGTCGAGGAACTTGCCTGCATCGTGCCCATCCCCATTGCCTATCTTGACGATGCGGACGTGCCGCTGTGGTCGCAGGTTCAGCCTCGGATCACAGAAGCCGTCGGCGCGCTGATCGACGCGGCGGTGCTCTGGGGAATCAACAAGCCGACTACCTGGGGCGAGTCGGTGTTCGTCGGAGCTGAGAAGTCCGGCAACACCGTCATCGAGGGCACCGGCGTCGACCTTGGCCAGGACGTAGCGGCGCTTGGCGAGCACATGGCCCAGACCGGCTACACGCTCAGCGGCTTTGCGGCGATGCCGGGGATGAACTGGAAGCTGGTCGGTATCCGGTCGGCGCAAGGTATCCCGATCTACCAGCCTGATATGACCGGCAGGCCGGGCGGCACGCTCTACGGCTACAACATGGCCGAGGTCAACAACGGCTCCTGGCAGCTGCCGACGGCGGGCGCGGTCATGCTCGGCGGCGACTTCTCCAAGGCGATCATCGGCATGCGCCAGGACATCACCTTCAAGATGTTCACCGAGGGCGTTGTGTCGGACGACACCGGCAAGGTCATCCTCAACCTCATGCAGCAGGACGCCGTGGCCATGCGGATGGTCATGCGTCTCGCGTACGCGACCGTCAACCCGGTCACCGTGATGCAGAAGGGTTCGGCGATCACTGCTCGCTGGCCGTTCGGCGCGGTTCTTGGTGTCGGCACCACGCCGCCTACTACGGGCGCGATCGATGTCAAGACCGGCTACCCGGCGACGGGCGGACAGCTCATGGCCGCCGACACCGGCACCACCGACGTCGAAGCGCTCTCGGACTGGGAGCAGGGTGCTCTGGAGGCGAAGGACGAAGCTCTGGGCGATGACACCCGCGAAGGATACCAGGAGAAGCGCGGCGAAGCCGTGGAGCGTAGCACTCCTGGTAACCAGCAGCAGCGTAGCACCGAGCGTAGCACCGGCCGTCGCGGCACCGGCCACACTCCGCGCTCGACGGACAAGACGGAGGAATAGTCACTATGACGCAGCTGCCTGGCCTCGTCACGCCGGATGATATCGCGGCGAGGCTAGGCCGCAGCCTGACCCAGATCGAAGCAGGCCGGGTCGAAGGCATGATTGTGGACTCTTCAGCAATCGTCCGTAGGTACTGTCGTCGTGACTTCATATACCATGCGGCCGACACAATCGTCACGACGGCTGACGGTGGTATTATCAAGTTGACTTCGTGGAAGCCGATCGTCTCGATTGACGCGATTACCGCGCTCTCGGGTACACCGGGTATTCAGGACATCCCGGTGACGTGGTACCACTTCGACGCTGTCGACAAGATCACGGTATTCAACCCGTCGCTCTCGGGCATCATCAACCTCCCGGAGATCTGGTACGAAGAGACTTTCTGGTGGGGTGGGAGTTTTTCGATAACCGGGGCGCATGGATTTGTCGACGCGCCCGGTGACGTCGTAGCAATCATCTGTACGGCGATCACGTCTGAGCTAGCCACGCCTACGCAGTCCGCGACTCTGATGAGCGAGTCAGTTGGGGCTTACTCGTTCTCGATGCGCCGCACGTCTGGCGCGGGTCTGAACGCAGCGCTCATCGACGCCGGCATGAAGACGGCACTTTCGGATTACCGGCAGAACATGGCTACGATGAAGGTGAGGTTGTGATGTCTATACCTACCACCTTCCAGAGCCCGGTCTTCCCGTATGGCGTGACCGTTACGCTCGTCAAGCGAACCATTTCCGGGCAGGACGCAAACGGTAACGACACATACACAGAGAAGACTCTTCAGGTCTCCAATGTGGTGTTCGTACCGGCTGGCGCTTCAGAGATTCTGACCTTTGCTGACCAGACGAATACGATAGAGCAATTTTATCTGCCCTGGGGCACTGACGTTGGTGCGTATGACGCCATCATTTTCCAGGGCATCGAGTACGAGATACAGGGAACCCCTAGTCTGTGGGTATCTCCGTTCTCTGCGCGCCCTTCGCCTATCCGGGTTACTGCAGTTAAGATCTCTGGAGTGTCGATCTTATGGCCGCGCGGCGTAGGTATGACCCCAGCATGGGCAGGCAATCAGAATTTGTTCTGAACCATCGCGGCGTCGGGATCATGCTAAACTCGTTCGAGATGATGGAGGCCCTGCGGCCGTTCGGCGAAGAGATCAAGCTGAAGGCGCAAGTTATAGCCCCAGTTTATGAGGGGAGATACTACGGCAGAGACCCGAGGTACCCTGGGCGCTACAAGGCCAGCTTCCATATCCGGTCGCGGCGGTACGGAGGGTCAAAGGGCGATCGGGCGCAGGTACTCGTCTACAACGATTCGCCAGAAGCGTTCTGGGTTGAGTACGGCAACAAAGGCAATGAACCGTATCATATTCTCCATCGTGCGGCGTTTGGTAGGTGGGGGAGGTGAGCGCGACGATTAGGCCATTCCCTGACCCAGAGACAATGCTCATGTACGCACTCATCCCGCTCAACCCATCAACCTGGCGATTTGTTACTATTCTACCGGCCGGGGATTCCTCGGACATTGTTGTGCGGTTCAGGCGTTCCGGCGGCACTAACCGCAATATTGGAGTTGACCGTCCTGTTATTGATGTTGACGTCTTCGGACCTAAGTCTCAGGTTGGGACTGTGTCGGCTGCGGCACGAACCATACAATCTCAGATACTGTCGCTCGCTAGCGCGGTTGTCTCGAATGGAGTTATTCAGCACGCTTTCACCGTAGTAGGTCCCCGACAACTTCCGGAGGTGAACCAGAACTACGTCCGTTACAACGCAACGTACGAACTACAAACTCATGCATAGATTCACCAGGAGGGTGAAATGTCAGAAGCTAGCACCGAGCGCAAGTCGTCGCGCGGTAGCAACAAGGACGCAGCGAATCAGTTCGACCTTCCCGTTCCTCTCACCGGCCTACCGATTCCCGGCTCAGGTTCCTACAAGAACGATGAGCTGCTCTACGCGGCGGGCGATGTCGTCGTGTGGGTCGGCCCCAAGAACAACACCACGCCACCGCTGGCGTTCGAAGACCCGTCCACGCTCGCCACTACCGGCGACGGGTACGTCTGCATGGGATGGGTGGACGTCGCCGGGTACATCTTCAAGCTCGACGAGACCATCAAGGACATCCCAGCGGCCGGCATCCTCACGCCCGTGCGCTCGATCATCACCGGCGGCACCAAGACGGTCCAGGCGACCTTCCTGGAGGCGCTCAACCCGTACGTCCGGGCGCTGTATGACGATGTGACTCTCTTCCCTCTGGCGACGTCTCCGCTCAACCCGCCGACAACGCCGACTGCGCCGCTCGCGGCGAACCAGGTTCTGTACACCCTACCGGACCCGCCGGCCGACAACCGATACTCGCTGATCTTCGACTCGATCGACGGTCTCAAGCGGCAGCGGCTGTACGCGCCCCACGCCAAGGTAACGGCGCGCGGGAACGACCAGGCCCAGCAGGGCGACATCACGATGACGGACATGACGTTCACGTTCTACCCCGGCATCATCGGAACTCAGAACAACGCCGTAGCCCAGCGCTGCATCGACTACGGCCAGGACGTATCGGCGTACTTCTCATGACCGACGGCGAGTGGACGCAGGTAGATCCGGCGCCAGAAGACGGCGTTCAGGTCGATGTCGACCTAGACTTGCTGGATGAGTCGCTGCGCAAGGAGCGCGTTGGTCAGCGGATCACCGTACGACTTGCGGGTCACGTCATCCATATCCAGCACGCCAAGGACTGGTCGTCAACGGCCATGCGCGCGGCATCTGGCGGGGACTGGGACACCTGGGCGCGGGAAGTCATCGATAGTGATGACGAGTTCGTCGCCTGGGTTGACGCAGACCTACGAAACTACCAGGTCGAGGCAGTCTTCGACGAGTGCGGCCGGCAGTCCAGGATGAACATGGGAAAATCCGGAAAGCGCTCTGGATCACAGAGAGGTTTCCAGAGGCGCTAGAAGCGGACCTACAACGCTACTACAACCTACCGATCACTAGTCTTGGCGCGGATCTTTCGTGGCGTAGGCTACTGGTACTCGTAGAGCATCTACCACCGGAGGGTGCGTTGAATACCGCGATTCGTAATGCTACGCCGGTAAATGAACTGGCGCAGGCGACTGGCGATGCTGCGCGCGCTCCGTGGAGCACTATTGAGTCACTAGTAGCCGCGCTTATCGATGAGGTTCGGCAGTTCGCTTGGATGTACTCGGCAGTACATGCAAAGAATGCTCCGAAGAGGCCAGAGCCGATTCGGCGTCCAGGCAGCACCGGAAGGCGTCATGGCGGGAAGCTCATGCGTATCAGCGAGATTCGGACGCTAGACCCGCGTATGCGTAATATGAGTGATGACGAGATCCGCGAGCTGTTGAATAGCCCGGCTATGAGGGGAGATTCGTTATGGCTCGTGATACCGAAGTCGGTAGCGTAACTGTAGGCGTGGTCCCTGATGCTACGGGTATCGAACAGAAGCTGAAGGACCAGATCGTACCAGCGGCAGAGCGCGTCGGTCAAGAAGCCGGCAGCGAGATGTCGGATGCTATCGAAAATAAGATGACGGAAGGAGGTGACAAGTCAGCTAGCAAATTCGAGACGTCTTTCAAGACTCGTCTGAAGAAGGCACTTGATAACCTGCCAGAGGCAAAGATCGAGGGCGACGTCACCGACGTCGAACTGAAGATTGAAGAGGTCCGCGCGGAGATAAAGTCTCTCTATGAGCAGCCTTTGATTGACAAGGCTGACGCGGCCCGGTCTATTGACCAGATTATGCTGAAGGTCGCGGAGCTGAGGGCCGAGGCGGCTGGTGGTATTGACATCCCGGTCGATCTCGATACTCAAGGCATGCTCGCGGATTTCGAGACTGCTATTACCAAGATCCGTGGCAAGGCTATAACCGGGGCACTAGTTCCTGGCGGCATGTTCTCAAGAATTCCGTTCAGCGGATCGGCTGCCGATAAGGTTCTTGCGGCCGCCCAACAGCAGGCAGCCTCTGCGGCGACGCCATCAATGAGCGATATCTTCGTTGAGGCCAAGGCGCTACAATTCGCCAGGGATCAAGCAGTAAGACGGCCATCCTTCGCAAACATCCCACTTGGGATGAACGAGATAGTCCAGGATGTCACCAGCATGGGGCCTGGACCTACGACTGCGAAAATGTTCGAGTCTGGTCCCGGTGGATTGCCGAGCATTATCCAGGGCATCGTCCGCGAAGCTATGCCTGCTAGCCCGTTCGGCGAAGCGGGATTTGTGGCTGCCGTAGATGGCATCCAAAAAGCTACCTTCTCTATGTCAAAGGAGGTCGAGCTATTCAGGAAGCCTGTTGGTGATATCGTCAAGTATTCTGAAAATCTGGCCACTAGTAGCGAAGGGTTCGGACGCCTGCTGAAGGAGATTGCTCCGAACCCGACGTTTGGTTTTGGCACCCGGGATCTCGGCGGCCGACGGGTTTGGGCCGGCCAGTCAGCCGAGAGGGCGTTCAGGGGCATGGGCGTTCCTGAGGGTCTTCTTCAAGATCCTGGACTCGGCGGGTACCTTGGCGGGGCGCGGTTCGCTGCCGGTCCTAATGCTATCAGCGACTTCTCGGATCAGTTCTCTAAGGATCTTGTCCGCATTGAGAAGCCGATGGGAGATATTGTCAAGTATACCGCGAACCTGAACGGTACCGGCCAGGAACTTGTTCGGATGTCAGATGCTATCATGCAATCTGATTTTTCGAATCTAGTTACGGGCGATACCTTCTTCAAGAAGATGACTGACGCTATTGCGAAAGGCTTTAGGACAGGACAGCAGGGCGTTCTTGGCAGACTTAGGGGAATGGTATCCGGCAGAGGTGGAGGTGCCGGGGCTCCCCTCGATACCGGGATTCCGGAAGATGTTATCAGTTCCATCGAAGCGCGTTTGAAGAGTGGCGTTCCTATTACCGGCGAGCTAAGTAAGTTTGCCCAGTTCATGAAGAGCGATGCCGCCAGAGCCCTAGGCACTCCAGGGACTGTTACTCCAGGAATCATGGATGCTATCGAGCAACGCATGACAACTGGTGTACCTATGACTGGCGAGCTAAACAAGTTCGCAAGGTATATAAAGCTCGATGCTGCCAAGGGCGTTAGGCAATCGCTTGAGAGCCTGATTCCGCAGTACGGCGCAGGCGGTGGAGATGTTCAGAAACTTCTCGGGGAATTTGGCGGAGGCCATAAAGCTGCCGATACTGCCACTCTGCTAAAGGCGTTCGGCGCGGGTGGTGGAGACCTCGAAAAGCTCTTGGGTGATTTTGGCGGCGAAATCGGCGGCGCTGGCGGTGGCGGTGGCGGCGGTATCTTTAGCAAGATTGGCGGTTTCTTTAACAATATCCCTGGGATGGGATCTGATCTGCTCGGCAAGGTGCCGCTCGCTGGCGGAAATGCCTACGCTGGGGCCGGCATTGGCGGTGGAGTCCTTGCCTCGCTTCCGTTTATCGGGCAGATGTTGTCCGGTGGCGCGG